CCTTCCTTTTTGAGCGTTCTTTCGAGTGCGAATATGAGCCCTAAGACGGATGTTCATGTAAATAGGGAAGGTAAGTGTATATGGGCGTATGCATACACGAGCACGTCGTCACTTTCAAACCCCCCAAACACGTACTCGACATCCGGTGGATACTCGATCGGAAAATTTGATATTTTGACGGGTGCGCGCGAATGGAATGTGAATGTCGCGTGTACGCCGTCGACTCTCGATATGAAACTTGTGGTCGGCGCGTCCCTTGAGAATTCGTACGTAGTAGCCGGCTACACGGGTACACCTACACTTACGGGTTTTACATTCGCAGATGGAAACGGATTCATGGTACTCAAAATTAATAATTCGGGGGTTGTGAAATTCGTACTTTCATTCATTGGAGCTGTTACGGAAATCAACCCTATTTTGGACAGCGTCACGGGTAAATTCATGTTGGGACTAAAATCTTCTGTATCGAGTTCAATCTTAAAAATGTACAATAACGGTGTTGAAAAATACTCGGATGTTGGATTGTACCAATTTTTCATTTTTGATGATTTTGGGAACATAAATTCAACCGCCGTAGATCTCAATCAATATTTTAGTATACCTAAACCTTTGTATTTTTTACCACCAAATACATCAAACTATTTCATAGAACCCCAAGATAATACGCCCGCGTATACGTATTGGAACTCTCTCATAACAGGACCGGGTACTGAATATGTGAGGTCATTAAGTGTTGATGCGAATAATGATATATATTATTCGTACGGATTGACAAACTATTCAAACGTGTATGATAAATATGGAGATACACTCGTGAGAATACCATCTGGTAGTACCACTGTACTCACAAAAATGTACTCGAATTGTGTTTTTAGTGGGTACTTCGTACGTTTCACAAACACTTTGGAAACTACAAATTACGCACGAGTGAGTGCAAACCATATATACGTTATGTGTACCACAAAATCTTCTGGTACGACGCGAGTGTACGATAAAAACGGAACTCAACTCACGACATTCTCTCCCACATCCCAAACGATTCTCGTAGTTCGATTTAGTGTTACGACCGGTGCATTTGATAATTCGTGGAGTGTACTAATACCAACGAGCGAGAGCTCAAAATTACACGTTGATTCTGCTAATAACCTTTATATAACGGGTATAAAGAAAACTACCGAGAAAGCTGATATATTCTTGAACGGAACTGATAGTGGTGATATTCCCGCCACACCATCTTCTACAGATACTGCATTTGTTGTTAAAATAAATTCAGACGGTGTCACTGGTCCTTGGTGTGCATATGTTCAAAATACACCTTACATAAATTACGCGTACAGAGTTTCTGTGACGACCGATTCATCATTGAATGTATATCTTGCATATGTGAAATCAACCTCTGCTGCGAATATAAACGGAGGTGCTACGAATATACCAATAACAAATTCGAGGTCTGCATTCGTAGTTAAATTCGATTCGAGCGGGGCATTCGCAAATTGGTATACGCACATAGATTCTACAGTAGCTAACGACGATTCATTTTCATATGATGTAAAAATCACATCTTTGGGAGAAGTTGCACTCGCGACAACTTTGGGAAGTTTTACAAACAGTGGTGGTACAATCAATATTTATGTAAATGGTTCATTTCAAGAAACAACTAAAAAAATAAAACAAGTATGTGGAACTCTTTTCAAGTATGACATAAATGGTAATTACGAGTGGAATGTACGTCTAGGCGTATCACCTTCTTTAGGTGGAAATTCTACATACTTAAATTCCATAGCGATAGATGGGTCTGATAATTTCATTCTCACGTATAGTAAACAAGCATACGTAACATCCGTATATGATAGATATGAAAACTCAGGTGGTACTATACCTTCAGGAGTTGCAGGTAATGGTGTAATTATAAAAGTGAACTCAAATGGAACGTACAGTAATAATTACGGAATTGTAGATACTTTATGGAACGACTCTAATCAAGAAGTTACCACAGATAAATACGGAAATATTTTATTCAGTTTTGATGGAGGAAATAGTGCATCTACGGTAATTTACATAAATGATAAGAACGGATATGTAACATCTATAGACTCTAAAGAAATATCAGGGTTTTCTATAATTTTAAAGTTTAATGCAAATTTTACAATGAATAAAATAAGTCTCTAGATAGAGACAAAAGTCTCTAGATAGAGACAAAAGTCTCTAGATACAAATAAATGAATACCGAGGAAAGTCTCACGAGTGCAGCGATTGATATTTTTTTGCCCGTCCTCGAATCCGCTCTGATTTATGCGAGTCACTATTGCAAAGCCACAGGACGCAACACGGTCACTTCAGACGACATGCGATACGGGTGGCGATACGCAGCCCGTGTAACTCTCGGGAACAAACTCGGTAGTTTCTTTCCGGAGATTTACGACAGTGACGAGTCACTGGACGAGGACGAGTCACTGGACGAAAGTTGGGCGGACATGGCTGACGAGGCTGACGAGGCTGACGAACCGTTTGTGAGGTACGAAGGGGACTGTGACCTCCTACTACTCAAAATGAACGAGGTGCACGATACATGGGACTCGTGGGAACCAGAAACACCCGCGGAGCGTATGATTAAAAATGCTATAGATTCATCAGATGGAAGGGTATTCAAAGAGTGAAAAGTACTCAGAATTCAAAGAAGATGAAGATGAAGATGAGTGGGACCCGAAATCAAAAGTAAAGTACACTCTACTTAAAGAGGAAGACTTTATTGATGAAGAAGAATGAAGGTTTTCTTTCGCACAACTTCAAATAAAGCCGGAAAATTTAGACCTGATTGGTTTTCCTATGAAGCGTGTTTCCGTAACCTTCTCAAAGAGTTTCCCGCAGAGGATATCACAGTATTTTTTGACGGAACGCCATCCTCCTCCTCCTCCTTCTTTTCAGACCTCAAAATAGTATACACAGATGCAGGCTCAGAGGCTCAGAGTTTCACAAATTTGATAGACTACATTCTTAGTCTTGAATGTCTCCCAGACGACGAAATTGTGTACATTGTAGAGGATGATTACCTTCATAGACCTGGTGCAATGAAAATTCTCAAAGAGGCTTTTGATTGTCTGGATGTCGATTATGTCACACTCTACGACCATTCTGATAAGTATTTTCCAGGTTACTTTGAACGATTTGCACACGGTTTCAAAACAAGTTTGATATTCACAGACAGTTCTCATTGGAGAAATACACCGTCGACGACGAATACGTTCGCGACTCGTGTAAAAACTCTACGCGAAGATATCGACGAACACAAAAAGTTTTCGGCGCCGCCATTGACCATATCAGAGGATCACAAAAAGTTCCACGCCTTATGGTCCAAGGGTAGAATGCTCGTCTCGTCAATTCCAGGGTATTCTACACACTGTGAAAACATGCTCATGTCACCCACATTTGATTGGGAGTCTCTGTCCAATGAATTCTCATTGGACAAGTCATTCGACTTGTCCGTAAATCCCACTGACGATACCGTACCGGACGCATGTTGAGCTTTTTAGGTAAATGTCCTCCGCCATATATTTATCGAGTTTCTCAGTGGGTATTTCTGAATTGTTTTCGTACACCGAACGAACCTGTTTCATGATTGATTTAAGTGTTCGTTTTTCGGATTTAAACTCTTCAAACTTTCCCGAAAATTCGCTCGATAGCTGATGAATGAGTATTCTCGAGTTCGGAAGCATGAGTCGAGAATCACCGCCGTACAAAATCAGAGTCGCTGCCGACGCACACATACCGTCAGCGACTGTGGTAATATAGAGTGGTGATGCCTTGAGGTGATCCATTGCACACAAACCAGCGTACACGTCACCCCCGTCACTCTTTACGAATATTGTTATACTTGACATGTGTTCCATTTTCTGGATTTTAGTCACGAGTTCAAAAACAGAATCATCATCCACGTCACAATGGAAGAAAATTTTATTACCTATTACCTTTACCGGCATTTCTTCTTGAGTGTAGTAAGGACCTTTGACTTTATCTTGTTGAATGAAAGTTGATTTATACTATCGAGATCATACGATTCGAATGGAATGTCACAGTCTCCATTATTCGCCTTGAGAGTCCATACGTGTATGTGATCCCTGTTCATTCGAAGTTTCTTGAGTCGGTTCACTTTCATGAGCATGTTTGAAGTTTTTGTCCATACGCTCCCAGGTCTGAGCGTTCCTTGATTCGGCTCACTCTCAAAATAGAGCGACGGTATCAAACACGCAGAGACGTTAAAGTACGGCATGAGATCCCATGACACGTCCGAGTAAATTTTCTTGTCAATGAGATCCGCATCAGATAGACTATGAGACACACTCACAAATTCTTTTGAAAAATCAGGATAATTTTCATGTACTATACCCAATGTATTTCCGTGTTCAGAGAGGTGTTTATCTATACAATGTGTCCTATCTGAACCATATAAAGAGCACACGTATTCTTTTGAGCTCAGGAATACATCCCGCACACTCGTGAAATTTTCAATATCTATTTTTACACGCGTCATGTTTCCGTCCGCTTTTGCAAGCAAACCTTTTACATATTCCAGTGGTAACCCTTGACTCGCCGCGAACTGTTCCGCCGGTACGCCTGGAAACTCGTAAAAGTCGGTTATACAGTCGATATTTAGTTTATCGAGTGACACGATGTAAAACGGCACACGCAATTTACGAAGTTCCTTCAGGCCTATTGAACCATCAACAAGTTCATAATCATCCAGCACGAGCGGAACGAACGAATACTTCATCATATCCATAAAATCACATGTACGCTCTTTCGATTTGAGTATATCGTGATCAAACTTGATATGTTTGATACCCGAAAAAAATGTCGTCTTCCCTATCCCGTTTTTTCCGTACACATTCACCACGCCAGATTTAGGAAGATTTTCTATGCATGGTCTAATGGACAGATCTAGTGACCTGGACAGTTCTAGTGACCTGGACAGTTCTAGTGACCTGGACAGGTCAAACGACCTGGACATCCCTCCTCCTTTAAGCAAACAAATCTTAAACTTACTCTTTGAAACGAATGAGATTCGTGTTATATTAGGATTTTGGTCAGTTTTTAACATGCTCATATTTGTATTATTAATCTACATAGCTATCAAAAGATGACCACCGCGGCGATCCTTCTCACAAAAAGTCCTAAAAAAGATAAAAAGTACAGGGTGACATTTTCACCAGAAGGGAAAAAGGTTGACTTTGGTCAAAAGGGGTACAGTGACTATACTATACACAAGAATCGCGAGCGTATGAAAAGATACATTGGCAGACATGCGCGCATGGGTGAGAATTGGAGAGTCACAGGGAAATATTCTGCTGGTTTCTGGAGTCGGTGGCTTCTGTGGAGCAAACCGTCCCTGCGGGCTGCGATTGCGTCTGTCTCAAAACGTTTGAGGCTACCGATTCGGACACGAGTCTAAACAGTTCGGGCGTTTTTTCGGGCTCGAAGTGAATGGTCGTTTCGATTCCCATATCGGCCGCGTCGTCTATATCCACCCCTACATATATCACGTCCAGATTTGTAGAGAGAGAAATGAGATCCTTCACGTGCGCTTTTGTGTACTTTTTGCTTACATTCTCCTGCCCGTCCGTGAGAATCACGAATGTTCCACCAACTCCTTCGCTAAGAATTTTTCCCATGGAATCGTACAGTGCAGTCGAGCCTCCTGGTATGTACGTCTCACGCGTAAGCAAAGCCACTTCTTCGATTGGCTTGTCCTTGTACTCACATGTACACGAGTCACTGAATGTATACAAGGACAAGGTTCCGCCGAGAGGCACTTGCTCTCTCACAAACGAATTGAACCCGCCTATCGTATCGTCGAGGATAGACTCCATCGACCCGGACTTATCAAGAAGAAACGTGCGAGACGCCATAATCTGTTTTAAGAGTTGGGCGCCAGTATTTCTTAAATGGAGGATTTCGTGCGCAAATGTGCATGTACCGTATTCAGTACACTTGGTCCAGGGCACAGTGAAGCCGTGTATCACAGTGCCATGGACGTTCTGTTTCGGTCTACAAACACACCTTATGCGAGCGAAGTGGTTGTTCCCATCACATTCATGGGTAAAGGAATAGGGTTTCATAGACTTGATACGGTTTTGTACAGTGACGAGCCAGATGGAATCATCCTCGAGTACAAGAGTATTTCCAAACTGAGAGAGCAAGAGGAAAACCAGATTCGGGCGTACCTACGAACCACTGGGTACGCGTACGGTATTTTGGTGAATTTTGGCGGCGGCGGCGTCGAAACCCGGCGAGTTGATCTGGATTGTGCGCCGCCCGCCTAGTATGTCCGTGACGGTGAGTTCACCGTCATAAGATACCCACGCATCTTCGAGTGAAACCCTAACACCAAAATTTACGAATCGAACATGTATCTTTTTCTTACGCGTACACACACTCAAGGGGTTTATGTAATTTTTACGTGGACCTGAAAATTTAAGAACACTTTGTGTGATATCAACACCGTCACCTTCCCGAATCACGGACAATATGGGAAATCCCGTACCCGCTGAAGTGTTCGGGGGCCACGTGTCTGTATAGTACCTGCTCATATTGTACGTGTATTCCTTTACAGTGACGTCACCAATTCTAAACTCTCTCGTGACTGTAAAGTTACTCCGCTTAAAGTATAAAAAAACCTCGAAAAGTCTTTTCAGCATATTAAAAGAGACGCGCATTTTTCTTTAAGCGATGCTGGCACAGTACAATAAACGTCTCAAAGAACTCGAAGATCGTCCACCTGAGATGTACGATTACATGGCGAAGAGCGCACCGTTTCTTTTAGAGTACGAGCGTACAAAAAACCGCAAAGATCTCTTTAAAAAGTTTATGGAGGAGGTTGAGGGCGAAGGTACGTCATCATCGTCACCACCCGAAACTGCGTGCCTTTTTCTATCGTGTGAAAACTGTCAGAGCTCAAACTTATTCTATGACGACTGTTCTAGTGATACCGTGTGTCTCGAGTGCGGGTTCGCGCAGTACACATTCTCTGGTGAGCGCTCGTACAAAGAGGAACAGGAAAGCGACCAGAATATCGTGTACAGCTACAAGCGCGAGAACCACTTCAACGAGTGGCTCGCCCAGTTCCAAGCGAAAGAGGTTACGAACATCCCCGACGAGGTTTTTAGTTTGTTGAGAAACGAGTTCCGAAAACAAAAGGCGTCCAAGAGCGACATTACACAGACGCGTGTACGCGACATGCTCAAGAAACTCAAGATGAACAAGTACTACGAGCACGCGCCGTACATATCCAGTTTGCTCAACGGTATAAAGCCGCCCCGTATGACCCAGGCACTCGAGGACAAATTGAGAATCATGTTTCACCATATCCAAAAACCGTTCGAGAAACATTGTCCGAGCGACCGCAAGAATTTCCTCAGTTACTCGTACATTCTCTACAAATTTTGTGAACTTCTCTCTGAAGATGAATTTCTCGTGTGTTTTCCGTTACTGAAATCAAAGGAGAAACTGTACAAACAAGACCAAATTTGGAAGAAAATTACCGACGAACTTCACTGGGAATATATTCCTACAATTTAGATATACAATCTTCATCGATATATTTTCTGTGCTCGCTCGTAAGTTTGATCATTTTTGTGGTTTTCTTGTACTGTTTGATATTATCACAGAGCTCGTTAACAGCCTGTTCGTTTCCGAACCATTTTAAAGGTGTGCTCATAACGTGCTTGTAAGCATCATCGTCACTGCTCATGAGATTTAAGTCGTATTTACCGATATTCTGTTGACAATATTGAGCTGCGAGATACACAGCGAGATAGTGTCCATTGTCTATGAGTCCAATCTTCTGATCGTCTACGCCCTTTTTGAGTAAATCATCCACATAATCACCAATGGTATCAAAATCGTTCGCCCTAAAGAATTCGTTCTTCCAATCGCGTATGAATGGCGACCCTTTTGGCGCGGCCATGAACCAACTTTCAACTACTGGGAAGCGATAATCTGTTTCGTGATACATTGCATTGTAACCTGTGTAATCGTGTTCGTGCGTGAGCCAATCGTCTACTGGTTTGTTCAAAAACACAGACGCGTCAATCCATATTCCCCCGGTTTTTTCGAGAACGTACAAACGCACGAAATCGGAATACCGAGCGTGTGAATCTTTATGGCGAATTCCCATATGTTTGGTGTTTTCGTAATCGAGTATCCTTATTTCGTAATCTGGACAGTGTTTTTTCCACGTACTTATAGACTTTTCAACTATTGGTGGAAGTGTAACTGGTGAGTCCCAGAATGTGTATATGATTTTTGGTATTGTTTTGTCGTAGTGGTATTTACGAGTGGCTGACTGTGACGGTGATGTTTGCTTTCTGTTTCTAAGTGAGAGTAACAGAACAAAGATCCACGCGAAGGCGATGAGTGTCCACAACCAGAACATTATTATGTACACGCATATTAAAAATGTGGCGTTGGGGTCTGTTGGTACTATTACTTCTGGTGCTACTCCTACTACTCAATAGAAAAGAGTCTACATTTTCAGAAAGTGGCGAATTCATTTGTTATATTCCAGTATGTCAGATGGGTAACTGTTTACGTAGTTCGGTATCACATAAAATTTTAGCTGATTCTAAAAACATAAAATTAAAAATAGATGATTCACAAGTTCATAGTGGAAAAGAAAAGAAAGTATTACGCACATTGTTTAGAGATTATGAATTCATAGATTCTTCAAAAGATAATGTAAATGTAGTAGACGAACATGTAGTAATAGACTTTTATGAAGGGTATGGTACTACTGACGGGCCTCTTATAGAAGGAGTTTTTAAAGAAATTTTACCCAAAAACTTCGGAACTAAACACGTATACTCAATAAAACCGTACGACATGTCTGATGAAGAGTACTTGAAAAGAAAAATACAAGTATACAAATCACTTCATTGGCCTACAAATTTCAAATTTCCTGAAAATTTAGAAAATGTAATTGGTATTCATGCTCGTTTCGGCGACAATTTAACAGACACTCCTAAAATCAATAGAAATACACCACTCGTCGAATTTTATAAAAAGATTGACGAAACTCAGAAACCTATTTTCATATGTTCAGATAATCAAGATGTATTACGTACGGTAAAAGAAAAGTATCCGGATACAATCACAGCTGATAAGATAGACGACCCTGAATTACAGGCTCTTTATGAAATGATGTGTTTATCCAAAACTAAACATATTATAGGAAGTTATTCATCTACATTTTCTTACGAACCTGCATTTTTCAAAGGGACAGATTTAGAAGTATTTGAGAATGGTTCATGGAAAGTATATAAAATTTCTCAATATACATAAATAATGCAGACGATATTGTTTGTCATTTTAATACTCGTTATAATTGTAACAATTTACTTTTTTAGGGGCGGAGGTGACTCATCAAAAGAAGAAGTAGGAATACCAAAAATCATTCACCAAACAGCCCCATCAGACGAATCTAAATGGAGGCCGGTATGGAAACGGTGCCAAGAGTCGTGGAAGAGTAAACACCCCGAATTCGAGTACCGTTTTTGGTCGGACGAGGATATTGACGATTTCATGAAAACGGAGTACCCAGATTTTTACCATGAGGTGTACCAACATTACGATCAAAAAATCAAAAAGATTGATGCGGTTCGTTATTTCATTTTGTACCATTACGGTGGTGTGTATGCAGATATGGACTACTTATGTCAATTCAGATTTTTTGATGAACTCCCACAAGACAAAGTATCTATAAATGAAAGCCAGGTGGGTATGGATGAAGGGTTCCAAAACGCGTTAATGATTTCACCAAAGGGTCACGAGTTTTGGAAACATGTCATCGAAAGACTCAAAAAGACAAAGGATGAACCGGACGTTCTTATGTGTACGGGGCCAATTGTCGTGAGTCGTACTATTAAAGAGTACCCGGAAATGGCAAATCCTCTACCAGTTTCAGATTATAATCCTTATTTTTTTCACACACAAGACAGCCCAACGAACTATCCAAATGCTAAAGCTATTCATATACACACGTATGCGTGGTACAACAACGGTGAATACGGATTTCAAGGATCATAAATTTTTTTATGATATATAGTAACAAATATGGATAAAATAATAACTGTATTCATATCAGTGTTAATATTAATTTCTTTATTATACACATTATACACAAAAAGAAAAGAAACATTTGATAATGGTAATAATGAAATATATTTCGTATCGTTTGGTGATGCAAAATACAAAAATACACTAGACAGATTAAAAAATGAAGCAGAATCTATAAATTTATTCAAAAAAGTATATACGTATGATGAAAATAGTATAGATTTATCCAGGCATAAAAAATTTATAGACGAAAATTCAAGAGGATATGGGTATTGGATATGGAAACCAAAAGTCATATTAGAAACACTCAATAAAATTCCAGACGGGAGTTATCTTGTGTACGCGGACGCTGGATGTATTATATCGGAAGATTCAGTGAAAGGTATACTTGAAATACTTGACAAAATAGATGAAAAGGGGTTAGTCGCGTTTTCATGGAATGGTAAAGATTCTGAATGTACATGGTCAAAAATGGATACAATCAAAAAAGTAGGCGTGGATCACGATGATAAACTTGCACTGGTATCGACTTATATATACTTTAAAAAAAATGAAAACTCTTTAAAATTTGTAAACGAATGGTTGGACATATGTGAATCAGATGATTACAAAAATATAGATGACTCACCAAGCGTAGAACCGAATTGTGGTTCATTCATCGAACATAGACATGATCAAAGTATATTTAGTTTATTGTGTCATAAATACGAAATAAAAATAATAAGTGATGATAATAGTATAAAACATATAAATGGAGCTAGAAAAAGAATGTTATAAAAAACTTCATTTAGGGTGTGGAAAACTCAAACTAGAAGGGTTTATAAATATAGATTTAGATGATTCAGCTGATATCATACATGACATAAAAAATTTAAAAATTTTCGAAGACGAGTCTATTTCAGAAATTTATGCATCCCATTGTCTTGAACATTTTTCAAGACGAGAAATAATAAATATACTTCTAGAATGGAAAAGAGTACTTAAAGTTGACGGTATTTTACGTATAGCTGTACCAGATTTAGAAGCAGTTATAAATTTATACAACGAAAATCCAGATAATATATTTTTATTAATGGGATTAATTTACGGCGGACAAAGAAATGAACTTGATTACCATAAATTCGGGTTTACATTTACAACTCTTAGTGATACATTAGAATCATTGGGTTTCGAAAGTATCAAACGATACGATACATGGGAATTCCTAGGAGAAGATTTAGACGATTACTCTAAATCATACATACCTCACATGGATAGAAACGGTACACTTGTATCTTTAAACATAAAATGTAAAAAGAGTACAAATGAGATAAATATATCGCCGCGTTTAGAAAGTATGTTCAAAATCTAGAAAAATAACCGTCACCCCATCCATGCGATGACATCGTATTCCTAAGAAAATTAAAGAAGTGAGACTACAATAAAACAAAAAGAAAATGACAATCCACTGGCTTTTGGCGGCAGACCCTGAGACTGTTGTGATCAAAGGACCCAACGGGTCTGGATCCACTGGATCACTCGTATTTGCAATCGCACTCGAGGCGTTCGGAAGAGACCCGCATGAGTACGTCAAGTCCAATGGACTTGGGGTAAAGAGGGGCGAAGCCCCTACAACGCACGCACCGCTTCACAGGAGGGATCGTAAAATTCTTGCTGTGAAGGAATTCTTCGAGAATCGTGAACTCGTAAAACAATACCAAAACAAAATTAGCGAGTTTGTGTTTGGCTCTGATGACATAGTAAAAGTACCATACGTAGAAGTTCTACGCACGCTTGCGGATACGGCTCATGCAAATGGCGGAGGAGGAAGGGTACTAACACACTGCGTGGATCGCGATCTACATGCTCTGTGGTTCAGTGATGTGTACTATTCCACCAAAATATTCGGTCCGAATGGACCGTTCTACAAAAGTACAAAAATTAAAAATTGGAACTCGTTGAAATTTTTGTGTTCGCGCAAATTCTTTACGAGCCCGCGTCTGAATGCAAAGTTTCTTGCGCGGTATCCGGAGACGATTGACTCGACAATAGAGGGACTGGTGATGGCGATTCGGAAGGATCTGTCGTTTGTTCAGTCACATCGGCCTCAAGATGATCTGGATCTTCTGATTGAGGTTCTGGATCACGTGTACACATCTGGGATCTCAAAACAGGACTTTTGGGATCTTCTGAATATGAATCATGACTTTTATGACAATAAACCGTTGAACGTTCACACTGTTGTTTCGCCTGGTAGTACCCATTTTTGTAAAGTTGGAGTTTTTGATCAGTGCCCATTGAAAAATTGAAAATCTCAACATCTCTACTCGTAGATATATCGATTCGCGGAAACCCTATGTACTCGGATCTTATAGTCAACATAGTCGACACGACACTGTACAAAAACTGAAAAAATGTCTTTGGCCGTTTATTCGGAGAGACTTCCCATACATACCTAAATTCAAGTACATCTTGTTTTCCTAAAAATGGTGCATACGGACTTCGCTCAGTGACTGATCCGTCTATGTACCTGGAATCAACCGGTGTCATTATGATGGGAATTGCAATAGATCTTCTCACTGCGTGCGCAACCTTCATGTCAGGTGTGGTATCAACCGACATGTAGATTGTTTTGTTCATGACGATGTCGTATGTGGGGATGTGCAACTTTATCGGGTTCATGTCGTACAACTCTTTAAACGTAGGATTCCTACCGCCGGTAGCCTTCACCATGAACTTCTCAAACCTGTCAGCGTCGATAATACCAAACTTAGTGAGTAAGCTTTGAATATCTGGCTTTGCTATATCTGCCAACGGTGCGTCTAATGCAGTCTTGAGAATTTGATCAACATTACCTTTATTCAAAACATAAAAGAATCCAATCATAGCACCTGCCGAAGAACATGAAATTTCCTGTAGGTCACTCATGTGACCCGCTTCGTGAATATATTTTAGAGCACCTATAAATGCGTATATAATCATAGATCCAGGACCGATAATCAGATACTTCATTTATTGGTTACTCATATGTGTTTTTCTTTAAGTCCAACTGTCCGCGCAGTTGTCCAACTGTCCGCGCAGTTGTCCAACTGGCTGCGCAGTTGTCCGCACACGCCCCTCTAGTAATACTGAGGGAACTGCTTACGCAGCAGTGCAAACACTACAGCGTACACAAGAGTGTGCACTGCGATAGCCGCGGTAGAAGACTGGCCTGACATGAACACACCCTTAGAGCCTGGGGGCAGGGTCAGCAACACACCCGGAGTCAGTGCAATGAACAGCACCAGCGGCACCAGGATATCTGCACGAGTCAGGCTCTTCTTTAACAGGAACTTCATGATAACGTAATAGGTCAGTGCAAAGATGACAGCGTTCACCAGCAGAACACTGCCAAATGTATTCTGACCATTCTTCTGCATGAAGAACACAATGCCTGAGCTCAGAGCCGCAAACAGGAGTGCCGGGGTATAAACCTTGGGAGAGGTGATATCGATCTTGTCCATTTTTACTTGTATGTTTAGATAAAAAATTCTTCCCAATCAAGATCCTTGATCCAAGGATGGTCCTTGATCGCCTGAATCTCTGGTGGTGGTGGTGACGACGACTCTTCGCCGATGTACACAAATTCACAAAATTGGTTAAAAGTTTTAACGAGAGGCAAGTACCAAATTTCATGGTACTCTACGATAGACATCCACAGATTGAGAAGCTCCTGACTGTGTAGGTCCTGCCAATCTTCTGGAGAGATGAGGTCGCTATTGCCTTCATCATCCTGTGAGTCATCGTACGCATAGAGTTCATGTTCAATTTCGTCGTAGTATTCCATTAGCCCTTGAGAATAGACAACGTAGAACGTTGCTTGACAGGTGCACTGTCTAATATAGCTTTCATGGCACCCTCAACTTTAACTGCGTCGCCTGAGAAATAAGAAGAGAGACCGGACTGGATAACATCCTTTGTGATACCACCCTTTGCATTTTTTGTACGCATGCGTACTTTGTTATCCTGAATCTTTACATCATCGACGTCATTCTGGACCATATTCTGTTTGATGATTTCAGCAAGCATCTTCTCGCGCTTTGCGAGAAGGGAAAGATCCTTCCTCGCCTGTGCAAGGTGCTTCTTTAACTCGATCCATTCAGTTACGGTGCTTTTCAAGTCGGACATTTTCTAATTATTATTTACGCGTATTCTTTATCTTGTATTTCGAAGAGAGGTCTCATCTCCTCTGGAGTGATTGTGGACAGGTTCCAGATACTTACGGGGTCGCGGGGGTTCGCGGGCTCTGAGCGAATCTGGAGGTTGGCGTTCCGGAGGGTGCCGCCGACAGTCTCCGGATAGCCGATTTGGCCACGCGGGTCCAGGTAGTTCTGTCCGCTGAGAATTTGTTCGGTGGAGAATTGGCCGAAATCATCAGTGACTGGGACCTCTTTGGGAAGGAGTGCGGCGGAAGAAAGGGACACGTCCTGGGCACCGTTACCACCTGTGCCAGCGTCGTACCCGTTACCGGTGGTCTTCATTTGCTTGGGTGCAGTCTTTGCAGTATCTACTGCAGTTGCGGGGACATCATCGTCGAGGGGTGCACCTTCGAGAATGAAAGGACTGGCCTGACAGTTACGGAAGAATAGGAGGTACACGATAACGGCAAGAAGTACGACAATTGCTAAAGAGTTTCCATTAAACGCCATTTATATTTCCTCGCGAAATTTTTTACACGTAGTACTCTTCAGCGGAATCGTCGTCGCCGCCGTCATCTGAGAACATGTATTGGCTAGGAAAATTGGACTCTTTTTTGAGTCTCACCTGAATGACACGCCACACTGGACCGAACGACTTTTTGAGGAACCAGAGTCCTGTGAGTTCGACTACGATATCACACCGTGTGCCTGGAATAAGAAGATCAGTCGATATTTCATTGCGATCACAGTCAAACACCTTAGTGGCTACATGTGAATTACGACGGGCAAAAGGCGCCTCAAGAATACCAGTGGTTACTGAAGAATCAAACGCCTTTTTGAGGGCGTCGACGTCAAACTTCTTGCCGAACCAATCCTCTGAGTTTTTTTCAGCTTGGGCTATGATATCATCATCATACTCCTGTAGACTTACGGGTACCTTGAAACAGTTTGCTTCCTGTACCTCTGCATTGTTAATTTGCTTCAGGACACGCTCACCCCCTTCTTTAGTGATACGCAGAAAGTAACGACCATCCTGAAGCTTGGAGGGTTTTCCATATTCCATCATTTTCTTTATGTAATATTATTACAAGATGGCAGACGCACCTCAGCTCTTCCCGCCGGAGGTTATGTCAGTACTCGATACGAGTTTTATGGGATTCAAAATATGGCACTTGTTACTTGTCGCTCTCATGATTCCATCTCCTGTCATGTTTGTTATTCTATTTTTCATGATTCCGGGGTTTAAAGAAAAGGCTACTGAAGTAATCAGTAATGGCATCCCTGGACTCTATTCAGTCGTCTCTGGCAAGCCTCGAGAAGGCGATCAAGGCCCTCCAGCGTGAGACTCACAAGATTCGCCAGAGACTGGATGACCCCACTGGTGAGAAGGCGAAGGCTCGATCGGAGAATAACTCGTTCAAGCGGCCGCAGCAGGTTTCTGATCAGCTGAGGGCATTCCTGAAACTCGCAGACGGTGAGACTGTTTCACGGTCTGAGGTGACCAAGCGCATCTTCGCATACGCGAAGGAGAACAAGCTGAACAATGGAAAGGTTATCAATCTGGATGCTGCCCTGAAGGAGCTCCTGAATCCGTTGGATGGTCAGGATGTGACTGTAACAAATCTGCAAAAGTACATCAACCACCATTACACAAAGGCAACTCCTCCTGTTCCGCCACCAACGCCATCAAAGAGTGCCAAGCCTAAGGTCACTTCTTCTTCTTCAAAGGCTTAAAAAAGATGATGTATAATTCTATAAATGAACGTAATCACAAAAACAGAAATAGAAGGGATCGTAGGTACAAAAGTTTCAAATGTAAATGTATACATACAAGCGTTTACGCATAAATCGGCAATCAAACAATACACTGAATTAACGACATCTTATGAGAATTTAGAATTTATGGGTGATTCTGTGCTCGGTTTTATAGTGACGAGGTACCTTTTTGATAAATATTCAGGCGAACACGAGGAAGGGTTTCTCACAAAGGCTCGAACCAAGATTGTGAGAGGGACGACGCTTTCGTCCATCTCACAACGATTGGGATTGTATAATTGGGTGATTATGGATGATAAGGGTATAAAGAAGGGTT